TCCCGCCCGCGCACATCAGCAAATCATATGCGAGATACACCAACACGATCAGAACGAACGCTATCAGAATGATATTCAACACCTGCATCACCAACGAACCGGCGACACCGAGCCAACCCAGCACGGTAGGCAAGATCAGCCGGAAGATCGCCACGACGGCGCATATGACGATGAGCCAGATGAGGAGGTTGACGAACCACGCGGCGCTAAAGCACATCAAACGACCCTCACGTTGACAACGCTACCGTTGCGATAAAGCTGACCGAGAGCGACACCACCCGCCGCCGCCGCCGCGTCGCTGGCATAACTGGTCGAGGTCTGTAGTGGCGGGATTGTTATACGTCCGGTCGAACGCGTTATCTTCAGATATGCGCCGTAAGGACCGCCGCCATCCTGAAACGCATAAATCTGGAAATCCGAACCCGCGTTCCCGCCGCCTTCCGCTGTCGCGTCAACACCAACGCGCCAACGATCAACACCGTTGGTTTGCAATAGAAACCCACGGTTGCCAACGCCACTGTTGGCGGTGGCTTCAGCACCACCCGCACCACTGAAACCGAGTGTCACACCTTGCCACGCCGCGAAACTGCTTTGCGCGAGAAAACCACCGGCTACATACAGATTACCGTTAACGGTGCCACCTGACAGTGGCAACGAGTTCGTCCCGGCATTCGACCATTGAGAATGCCGGAACAACGCGCCGTAAACGCGCTGCTGACCAATGGATGACATATGCAGCCCAGCCGATCCCCCGAATGGGAAGCTGTTGCCGTTCACGTCGCCATAGAGATCGACATCCGTTACCTGGGTCTGGTAGCGCGCGGGCACACCGATGGCGGTCTGCATGTAGCCGTTACCGCCAGACGCGAAACCCAACGTGGGCATGAACGCGCCACCAATCTTGTCAAACCACGCATCGATGATCTTCACACCGAAGTTGGGATAAGTCGCAGTCGTCATCGTGAAGGTGACATGACTACCCTTCACGCAGAACTCAAACGAGGCATCGCCACTGGTCGGACAGGGGATGTTCGTCACCGTGTAATTGGTGGTGAATGTGCCCGTTTTGGTCTGGATCTGGTAGGCGAAGTTACCTCCACCATCCTGGGCGATCTGCAACGTATTGCCGGGGTCCGCGCCGATCTGCGCGGTGAATGTATTGAACTGGAATATCCCAGCCGCCGCGCCCGCATACCAACGGAAGCTATAATCAAGCAGTGGCGTGGGGAATGTGTAGGGGAAGTTCTGGGTGACACCGGTCAATCCAACCTGCATCGTGGTTTGCAACGGATCATAGCCATCGCGCAGCACGGTCAGCCAGCGGTTCGCGTCGATCAGACCGAGCCGGTTGCGGATCGCGAAGGAACGGACGAACGAAGCGGAATAATCGAAGGTGTTCTGTAGCGCCGTTCCCGCCGTAGCGGTGGCGACGGAGCTACCCCGTGGATTGGTTACCAGAATGATGTCGCATGGTTTCGACCACGCGCGCACCTTGGCGATGACACTGGCGACCTTGGCGATGTCGAGGCTGTTCCGGTCGTTCGTGCCCATGGCGATGATGAGGCAATCGCAGCCGACGCTCGTTCCGACCGTGTAGTTCTTTGGGTAATCCAGCCATGGCGTGGCATGGTTGGTATACCAATAGTCGAAGCCAGACGGGATACCGTCGAGCGTCGTCCACGTCTGGCCACCGATGCCGAAATTGAAGATGGAAACAAAAGCCCCGGCGCCAAATTGCTCGGTAATCGCCTGCCGCAGATGCTCCGTCATGCCTTCCGACCCGGCGGATGACGATGTCGCGACCGACGTGCTGTCACCAATAATCCCGATTAGCGCGGGCGCACCCGACGTGGCGTTGGCGATAGCGGTGTTCAGGCGTGGCACATGCTGCGCGGTGATGCCGTTGAACAGCGACGGTTCCGGTATCCACGCGGTGAGTGGCTGCTCGAACGTGACAGGCCCCGTCACCGTGGCATTGCCGGTCAACGGCAGGAACGGCCCGTCCCCAACCGCTCCGGCGATCGCCGCGTTCAGATCGGCGGCGAGCAGCGCGTCCCCAACGGCCCAGGGATACCCAGTCATGTTTCCCCCTCGATAACTTCGCGGATCGAGCCACGGCACGCCGCCGCGTCCATCGCGTCCGCCAGCACCGCGCGCAGCCAGTCGCGTTTGACGGTGAAACCACGTTGGTGCGCGTCCTCGATCGCGGCGTCGGCCCACTTGTCCGGATCGGTCCCGACCGCGCGCTGAAACTCGGCACCGCTCAGTGTGCGATACTCGGTCATTATGCCACCCTCCAGTCGCGCAGCTCTTCCGCGTCGCGGTTGAACGCCGCGTCCCAACTGTCGCGCGGCTTCTGTCGTTCCAGATCGCGAACGTATGGTCTGCTCATGCAACCATATCTAATTCCGTCCGCGCAATGATCCTCTGAGTCGGTGTCTACATCTTCCGCGCGGTTCGCGTCGTGTTGCAGCGTCGGTAGCGTGCGAATGGCGTGGATCGCGGTCGAGAAGAACGTGATCATCGGCTTGCCGTCACCATCGCCCACCAGCCGCGAGCGCAACTGATCCCAGCCGCCCATGGCGCCACGCTGCGGCACGCGCTTGTTGTCCGCCGGCCGGAACACCACGCGGGCCGCCTGGGTCATACGCATGGCGATGCTCGGCCCGCCGTCCTCGGCGAAGATCGCGGGATCGGCCACGCCCGTCATCATGCCGCTGGCTGGCTTCGGGTCGTCACGCTCTCGCGCGCGGATGCCCTCGGCGACCTGCTCGGCGGTCATGCGGAGACCGACGTTCGGCTCGTTCGGCTTCATGCCATACCACTCGCGGTAACAGACGAGGCAGCCGCGCGCGATGTCGGGCAGGCTGCCGTCGCTAACCGCCCACCAATGCACCGCGAACGGCCGCGCGCTGCCCCAGTCGAACGACCGAAACCGCGCCCAGTGATCGGGCAGCGTGCGCGGCGCCATGATGTGCCGGGCCGCGCTGAACTCCGGAAAGAACGCCCCGGCGATGACGTTCCAGTCGCCCTCCAGCCACGCGCGCACCAACTCCGGCGAGCCAACCAGATGCAGCCGGTTGATATACGTCGGATCGTTCTGAAGCAGGATGCGGTTGTCCTGAATGCGGGACGGTATGTATATGAAATGATGTTTCTCGCCGTTCGGCAGCTTACGAATGAGCGGGACCATCCCACGCGGCGCCGGGTCGATGTATCTGTGTTTGATCCATTGCTGGCCGACGCCGCCGGGGTTCGCGGTCAGGATCAACTGGATCGGCACGCCGCTCTTGGACCGCATCGCGCCGAACAGCATGTCTATTGGTTTCGGGTCCTCGAAGTTGCCCGCTTCCTCGACGGCGCAGTCGCTGAGCGATTGTCCTTGATATTTCGATGCGTCAACGACATTCTCAAGCGGACGAAAGCGCACACGTCCACCACCCGGCATCCGAAACTGGCGCGGCTGTTCGCGCCACTCGGCGCCAATGGGTAAATATATTTCCTTGGCGCGCTCGATCAGGTCGTCGGCCTGCGGCATTTCCTTGCGGAAGAACACGCCATTGAAGTCGTTGCCGTAACGTTGCGCCTTCACCGCCCACTTGCCGAGCACGCCGTCGGTGTTGTGGGTGACAATGTAATCACGCGTCACGTAAAGGCCCCGTGGTCCCGACACCTTGATGCAAACGGCATCCTGAGGTTCAACTTCCTTTATCGAGACTATCTCCCGGCTTAATTCATAACCGCCGTTCCAGCTATCCGTACAACGGTCTACCTTACGTTCCATTCGGAACATCGCTGAATTTCTGCGTAGCCATGCCCGAACCTGGAAAGACGGCCTCCCGTCCTTTAGTTCGCCTTGATAGGGATATTGCGTCTGTCGATCGGTGATCGACGCCTTACCACCCATCGACCTGACCAGTGCTTGCACGCCGGCCGCCAATGCCTCGCTTACACTGTTGAAATAGCAACGGCCACGTTCATCCACGTATCCGTCCGTGTCCATAAGCCCTTGTAAGAACGCCAATCGATATTGCACTGAAGCGGTGAACACGTATGGCGGAATAAACTTCTCCCATGACCGGGCGCCTTTCAGCCCATGATTAATTGTCCACATCCGGAGCGCTCGACCATACTCGCCGACGGCCCGATAATCTTTCGGCTTGCCGTCTGAATGCAGTTCGTTGCCCGGGACGAAACCTTCCTCGATCAAACGACCGCGCAGATCGTCCTCGCCACAGGTGACTGTCAGCGACGGAATGTGGCCATCGCCCAAAAGACATCCAGCAGCATATGCCGACACGTCTCCATCACCCGTACGGCCATTCACATCGAACAACACAGGTTCAGTCAAAGGGATGCGTGGCGATTGGCCCTCTTCAAATACTTCCAGCAACTCGGCCGTGGTGCCAATCCGGCAAGTATCCCAACGCGTTACGCGCACATCGCCGCCAAGGACTTCCGCCGCGAACTGGCGTTGAGTAGCCGCTTTCAAGGCCGGCCTGCGACGATTGGCCACCCGATAAGCCCAAAGATGATCCGCGCCGACATCGGTCCATGCGCCATCATCGCAAGTCACACGCCAAATCCGCTGGACGCCCTGGGGGAATAGTCCGATGACCCGTTGAGACCCGCCGGTTGTCGGGTCTATCACTCGGTCTCCAATCACCAAATCGCCAATTGGCCGCCACCCTTTTGGTGTTAATACAGGTTCATGCATGGGAGCCAGCTTACCACCGCCTCGGGCTCCACCGAAGAGGATTTCGGTATACGGGCACGTAACGAGCTTGTGTTGCTGGCCGGGCTGCGGCGCCCAGACGAGGCGGGAGGGGGCGCTGGGCGCGCTGTCTAACGGCATGACGCGGGCGCTAACGGCGTTACAAACCTCGCATGTGTCCGCAAACGGTCGTTTGATCGAGTGGCCGGGTCAGTTTTCATCGGGTGGGCCGAGTTGTTCCACGTTCATCTCGTTCCACTGTTCGATCGTCAGCGGCGCCTCGGACAAGATGCGGTGGATGTTGAGATCGGCGGTGATGGACTGTTCCGTGCGATCCTTCCATTTGTCTGGCTGTCTGTTGCGGAGCCACAAAGACGCGGCCTGGGTGTCGGGCGGGAAGCGTTCAATATACTCGGCATAGACTGGCTCAGTCGCTCCGGCTGGCATGAATATCTTCACGGCCTTGTGAGAGTAACCGAGCGCTCGTTTCCTAAGAGAAACAGCAACCTCTACATCCGCCGGGATTTTTCCACGCGCGCGGGACTGTTGAAACTCCGGATGCGCCTCGTCCCAGTCGTAAAGCGTTCCCTGTTCGACCTCGAAGAACGTGGCGATTTCGGCGTCGGTCATCCCGAGCAGCGCGAGTTTGTAAACCTGCTCGACATAGGCCGGGTCATATTTGGTTGGACGGCCGCCCGACATCTCATTCCCGATACAGCGATGTGGTAACCGGCTACCGCGTGGACTCGTCGGTTGTCAATCCGTGGAGCGTGGCGTGGGACGCTCCACGGGTGAACAAGTGCGGAACATTTGGTCTGGCTGATGAACGCGGCGTGTGGTGTTCCGTGCGAGGCGCTCAGAAGGCCCGTGGGTGGGTTGTGTGGCTGTTGCCCCCTACCGCTGACCGCGTTGCCGCCGCCCTGGGTGCCTCTGAGCGCCCGCGCGGGGCATGTCAGGCGGTCAGGGTCCGGTATCGAGGAAGCCCATTTTTCGGCCCTCGTGCATCAGTTGCTCGTATCCGCGTTGAGCGTGGTTGAGTTCGCGTTGTGCGACGAACACGGCGAGGGCCTGCCTGACCAGGGCCTTGCGGTCATCGCCGTAATACTCATCGATGGTAAATCCCCAATCCGGAACGGCGTATTTAGCGAGGAAACGCCGCACTTTGAGACTGACCATGGAGGGGGAACCATTCTTCAGTCCGAACACGCGGCCGATCTCACGTTGTGGGATGCCGCTGGCCCACTGCGCGGCGGCGTAAGCGGCATCCTCGTCGGTCCAGACGTGCTTACGCGTGGCCATCAGATCCTCCGGTGGTCATGTCGCGGCGCGTTCACGTTCGAGGTTGGTCCGGATGCGTGTGGTCCGTTCGGAGGGTGCGAGTGCTTCGGCCCATTTGGCCATTTCGAGTTCGTCGTCGAAGTCGGTGATGACGCAGGGCCGGCGGCGGATCACGAGCGGTTCCATGTGACTTTCCTTTAGTCAATTAATGATGGTTATGACGGGTTCTGTGTTTCCTCTGTCCGCGCGCGTGTGTGCGCGTATTATACTTGATGCATATGACGCATTTCCGCGCCCGCGCCCGGGCGCCCACGCTCGTCCACGTGTGAAATGCACAACCCGTCATAACCATCATGGATTGGTTTTTGATAATCATTCCCGGTCGCCGTAAGGCTCTGTTCTGGCGGTCTCTACGTGCAACCTGATCCCCTCGATCATCCTGC